AAATTCTTTAAACATGCTGCTTGGCTCGTATTGTATGCCTGAACCTAACTGTTGAAATTCATCTTGCATAAGATAAATATTTTTAAAGGCTCTCACATAGTCAAAATTAGGGACCAATTCTAATAGCTGCACATATCCAAATAATTCCCATTTGCTCATGTACTCACCGCCGCCGAAATCATTATCCTGTATGTGTACCTCGTCCCCTCCGCATGCGTACGGAGTTTTTGCTTTTGTGTGTATATGCTCAATGTCTAGCGCTTGCTCTATCTGTTCAAGCGTTGTGTCTTTGGTTATACGAAACCAGTAGAACGTCAAGCGCCCCTGATTATAACAAGCTAAACAACCAGGACATATTTCTATAAAATTATCTGTCTTTGTATCCATCATTTTATTCCCTTCAATGTATTTTTTTTTTTTTTTTTTACATGCGCTTCAATCAAATCTGCTTGACTGCTGCCTAGTTCAAAATATTCCCATTTATTCTTAAATAATATTTTGATGTTAGCAATTAGTATTTTTTCCATTATGCTATCCCCTTCAAATGATTCTTAAATAAACGTTTTGCTTCCTGGATTCCATAACCCATATAGCGCTGCGTCTCTCCTGTGTGTTTACATGTCAATATAAGCATGGCGTTGTGCCGAACTTGTTTAACATGTATATCTTTAGTAGTTGATTTTTCTAATGTCTTGGGGTACTCCCATGTCATAACAACCTCCTTCTAAATTAATAATACCTAAATTTCAGGACTAATCAACAACAAAAGAAAAAACTGCAACGAGGCGGCGCTGCAGCTCTTTCTTTACTCTTACTTTAGAATCTATATTTTTTCTAATCGTTTTTGTATCTCTACATTGTCATTATCGCTTATGTATTCCCATAAAATATCTTTGGCGCTTTGATGATAATGTAATTGATCAATTTGTTTTTTGAGTTCGGCGGTTATAAGTTCGACTTCATCATTACTTTCGCCTTCGACTTGTACGCCTTTGTATTCAAACAAAATCATAACTCAGTCCCAGACATCATCTTCATAATATTTTACGACTTTGCAGCGCTCATCATCAAGCGCAGCTTCGTTCCATATTTCATGTGCTTCATCAAAATTTTTCGCACCTTCAACAAATACTCTATATGTTTCTTGCACGACTATGCTATGTCCAGTTTTTTTCTTTTTACCTTCAGGCATTTTTCAACTCCTTCAACTGTTCAACTAACGTATCATTAATATCTTTTAACCTTACTATCTCCTGTTCTTTTAATCTATATTCTTGTGTAATATTTTTCCACTCCCATTGTCTATTGCTTCTCCAGGATTCATTACAGAAGTAATAACCTAGTAATACACCTGATATTGCAAACATGAGATGACTAAATACGTTAAAGTGATACGCCATCATCTTGTCTCCTCATAACAATCATTACAACGTTCTAACTCTCCGTCTCCTTTAAAGTGCATGTTGCACCAGTCACATAGAGTTGCGCCGTCCATGTCATCTCCTGGAATAATTAATTCACCTAGCTTTAACATTATTCCTCCTCCATTTCATCTAAACATAAAGTAAAGCGAAACTCGTATTCATTATTGTCATACTCAGTAATCCAAAACTTATCACTGTTTAATTCCCCATTACTTATCATCTTGTCAAACATCTCTATAGCTTTTTCCATTACTCTTCCTCCAATTCACTGCGCTGCGGCATAATCCAGGCATGCTTAGTTGTTGCATTGTCAGTTCCTTGACATGTTTTTTGAAATAAAACTGCGTCAGCAAAATTGCCGTCATAGTTGTACATGTATGTAAAACGGTCATCTTTGTTAAAGGTTAAGTACGTCATAACCCTTTTTAAATGCACTGGTGAATACTGTATATGGGTAATTGGTCTGCGTTTATCTGGTCCAATCGCACCTCGTGCGTCTGCCCAGAAATTTCTAAACACGTCTCTTGATTCTCCAATGCCGTCAGTTTTATTTAACATAGTAAATACTCCTACGTCATTGATAGCAATAGATACCCAATCAACTGTTATTTCTTTGCCGTCAGGCATAGGATATTTATCACCAGTTATTTCATCAGTAATTACACGTGGCTCAATATGTTTTGCATGTCCTTCAAATCGTAGATACATGTATCCGTCTAATTGGTCTGCTTTGTAGTGTTTGTTTATGTCAGCTACGTCAATGTTAAATTCTTTTACATCAACACTTGCATACAATCTATCTGCATACATTCCAAAAGGTTGACGATCTAATTTATTGTATTGCGCCATGATTAAATCTACACCTGCACGACTCCACTCTGTAATACCAAGTATATAACTATCACTAGACCAGGCATACCAAGTATCCTGTTGTACAACAAAGTACAATCTACTTAATCGTTGTGTGCTTCCTGTTAACGTTGTCATATTTTTAAGCAGCTTTAAATCTGCTAAGGTAATAGGAACATCAACCTGTATTTTTCCGTCATGAATATTTATCTTATCCATATAACTCCTTCCTAATATATAAGTTAGTTGAAGGATTCTATTTAGTCAAATTCTTATTCCAACGGTTATGTCTTACTATTTGTTTTCTGTTGTCATCTGTTTCGCAGGGTAATCCGTCAATGTGATGTACAAATTTTTCTTTACATACGATACATTGTTGATGTCTGTTGTACTTAAAATCTACTTGCGCCATGAGTGATTGCAGCGCCAGTGCAGTTTTACGTGCAGCTTTATCTATATCCTGAGTACGACTCACGGCAACTGTTTCCAAAATGGATCATCAAAAAAATCATTACCTATTTTTGATTCTACGATCTCTACAAAAGTATCCAATGTCAAACAAACTACAATAGGTACACCATCAGGTTGTCTCCTGGACTTGTCTGTTTTAACTAAACGCTTCCATACCAGTGCTGTAAATTGCGACTTTGACTTCTTTATTGACTTAGCTAACTCACGTGTGACGTTAAGAGACTGCCTAGCTTTACACTCTATGTAAAACTTTTCTCCATTCCAATTAAATAACACATCACCTTTGTCGTTCTTACCACCTTCCGCAATCCTAGATCCATTTAACATCTTTGCTACAAATGTCTCTAGCTTAGTACCCTGTTGTTTTTGTTTTGACATTAATCTTCTTTCTTAAATAATTTTCTGCCTTTCAATGCTTTAGAACTATTAAGAACTTTTGCAATAGCTTTAATATACTCCATCATATCTGCACGTGGTAGTCGTCCGTAATCTATCTGTGTACCACGTGATATAAAAGAATAACTAAAGTAATCGTACATATCATGCACGACTTCAAGTTCGCCTACTCCTTTGTTCGTTACGATACCGACTCTAACCCCACCATAATGTGGACCTGCTTTTGTTGGAAATGAAGGATCAATTTTAAGTATTGACTTTACTAAATTAGATTCAGCAGCACTATCGTATGGAAAGAAATCTATTTTCTTTGATTCATCTTCTTCTATACAATATGTTATAGCTTCAAGAAATCCATTACATTCGTGCATCATATCCCAGACGTTACGTGCGCCTTTGCTCTGTAATACTTCTTTCATTACTACAACTGTAGCTGAATTTGTTGATCTAGTCTATTTAATAACTGTTGTTTTTTCTTTTCATCATTTAGTTTGTACATACTTACACCACCTTTGTGTGAGTGCATAGTACATTTAGCACTAAGAATATATTTTTCTCCATGATCTGCACGTATCTCTGATATTCTATTGCGTGCTGACCAACCAAACTCTATAAGTTCTGTTGCACAATGCCACTTGTCATCATCAAGTAGCTGCAATATGTCATCTCTCATTGTCATACGCAATCCTCAATCATATATGCAATACAACCTACACATCTACCATCAAAATTTAGTGTTGTTTGTGGTGGTTCACCGCACTCTATACATTTCATTCTTCTTCTCCTTCCATATCTTGTATAACTTCTTCTATCTTTAAATCTATGTGTGTAGGTTTACTAACTATTTCTACGTCTTGGAATGTACCACCACTATCTACAATTATTTTTAAATGTATCATCAATCATCTCCTGCCCAGTTAGGATTACCTCTATAACTGGTATCTTTTTTAGAACGGCGCTTCGTTTTCTTTGATCTCTTCAATATCTTTTGCCTTTGGCATTGCAGGCATAAACCATTCTTCTGGTGCTTGTTTAGCTGCACTCCAGGTTTCCATGTAATATATACGTGGATTGCCATTGTCACATTCTTTGTTTTTACACTTCCAATCTGGATAGGTGTCTTTAATTTTACCGCTAGCTTTATCTACTCTGTTATCCCATAACTCACTGCTGCAGCTTAAACATCTTGGTTCTATTGTGCCATTTGTTACTACAACTTTTTCCTGAACCACTACACCAATTTCTTCTAATGCTGCTTTAGTATCTTCTACTGGACCAGAAGGTACATCTTTAATCTTTTCTTGTACAGATGGTGAAGGAGTGTAGCTATTGCTGTTGCCAGTTTTAGCTGCACTCTTGGTAACTTGACTGTCCGACAAGTTCTCCACCTTCTGCATTTCTGTGACTGATGGACGCTTCTTTGCTGCGTAAATCCAATTAGCTAATGCTCTACCAACTGCTGAAGTTGAACCATTTTCTATCCATGATGTTTGGTTTGCACCTTTTGGTCCATGTTGGTCTTGTGCTATACCAGTTGATACTGGTACTTCATCTCCAATATCTTTATATATGCTTGCTCTAAATACAGCAGACTTATGATCATCTGTTATATATAAAATTTCTGTGCTGACTCTACCATTAGGATTATCTTCCCAAAATTTTCTAAGTCTATCTTCTACTAAATCGTATTCGTCTTGCCATGCCATTAGTCGTTCTCCTCCTCATTCATGTCTTGTACTTTATCTATGTGGTATTCTACCCACACTTTTGTTTTTTTACCAACGCTATATTGTTTGAGAAGATCAGTAATACTTTGTTCCATGTGATTAAATATTGTATCAAATACTTCTTCTGCTTCTTTTAAATTGCTAGCAGTAATTATATAATCACGTGTACTTAGATCACTAAACATTACTTTTACATCTCTGTCCATAGGATCAGGTGCGCTCATTCTTCTTCTTCCTTATCATCGAGTGCCATAGATGAATACATCATTTCGTTATAGTCAGTAACAAATTTTTCTGTTAGTGACGCAACCTTTTTAGGATTTATTTTATTTAGTTTAATAGATGTCTGTGACACTTCTTGTCCACCGCATGCGTTAGCCATAGCTATCGCCCACTTCTTCATCTCCTTTTGACTTGTAAACAAATTCATAACTTAGTCGCCGCCGCGTTCTGATCTAACAAATACATAATGTATAACGTTATTCCAGTTTTCAAAATGGTGTATGTATAAACCATTTTTGTGCAACCAGTCACGTAACTCTCCTGTGCTGTCTATGTACTTAGGATTGTTCTTGTGTATTACAACAAATCCCCTACCAGTTTCACCAACTGATTGTACAAGTTCTGACAACATAAAGTTATCATCAAACGTAGTATTAATTGCAGTCATTACTACCTCCCACTATTAAGTATATAGCATAAATCAAGAATCGTAAAGAATTTATAGAAAAACACCAGATCGAAGTTATGATCTGGTGTCAAGGATCAGAGTAAAGGAGGAAACCTCTGACCAATGAAGTGACTTGACAATAATTATAGCATGCAGTAATCTGTGGAGATAGTTATCTTACGTGTCATAACGTTAGACAACTCCTTCCACAAGCAATAAAGCGGACCTGTGAGTCCGCTTTGCTTTTGCAGTACCTTACTATGGCACCGTAGTGATTACATAATTACTATACTATTTCTTTATTATTGTGTCCATTCTGATCTACAACCATAGTCATTACACCTTGTTTAGTTTTCTTACCTGCTTGCTGCTCAAACCATGTTGACTCATCTAAGCTAGGTACCTGGATCCAGGTGCGTCCGTCATGCAATTCACGGTGATGATGGTAATGACCTGTAACCAGAATGTCGCTCGATCCTGCATGGAAGCCACCAAATGTCTGGTTCTTCCACCAATTCATTAGTTTATTCTCTACTGATCCACTGTAACCTGCAAGATGTCCATGAGTAAAGCTCATGTTTGTGCCACATACATTAAGTGATAAGTGTGGTTCGTCTGGTATAACAAACTTTATGTGTTTGTATTGTGGTTTGTCTGCAAATATTTCTGCAATCTGTTCAAACACTTCTATGTCATAGTTGTCCATCTCACCTGTTGGTGCTAAGTTCTTTGCAATTCTTTTAGTTCCATGATTACCTGGAACTGCACCTACTACAACTACATCAAAGTCTCTTGACCATTCAACTAATGCTTTAGCAATAAGTCTCCTAGCTAACTTCATCTGGTTACGATAGTCAAGCTCTACGCCGTTAGGTCCCATTGCTTGTGGGTAAAATCCTACGCAGCCCTCGACAATATCACCTAATCCCACGACTGTTAACTGATCTAGCTGCACTCCTGCTTTACGTAAAAAGTTATAACGATCACGTACTGTATCTATCTTTTCTAAAAATCTATTGACAATAGCTTCGGTACCACCACCATCACGCTTGCCTAACTGTAGATCAGATATAGCAACAAAGAAACTAGCTTGTGGTTTTGTTACTTTAGGTTTAGCTTTACGCTTGTATGTTTGAATCCATTTAGATATACGATCATAATCTTCTTTATCTAGTGCATGTTCTTTGTATACAATCTGTGCTTTGTATGCCCATGCTTGTTGCACGTCTCCTTTTCCCATATTCATATCCCACGTGCTTACACGGATTGTGTCATTTAGAATAGAATACTTGTCAGGATCGAATCCCCACGATCTAAGTAGGTCATTGAACTCTGGACTAGCATTGTCCATAGCTCTTGTTGTTATTGTTCCTGTCTTAGTTTTGTAATTAAATTCTACGCCAGGTTCCCAACCATTAGGGTGACTAGGTGTATCTTTAACTTCGTTGTGTGCTACGTCCTGTTGGGTTGCAGTAAGTTTACTTACCTGCGAGTTGTTTTTTTGCATACTCTTTTAGTACAACTATTACTGATCCACCACCTGCAATTGCTGCAGCTTGTATCGCTGTAATGTCTAAGTCGAGTGCAGGACCTACAAGTAAAGCAGAACCAAATGCTTCAATGAATGTCCATACAACTTTTTCGATAAGTGCTTTGAGTTCATCACTCATATTATCTCCAGTCTATATTATCGGTCTTCCTTGTAGTTTAGCGTCAATTCGTGTCACTTTTTCGTGAATAGAATCTAACGTTTTACTATCGGAACTTTGTTCTGGTGCGGCAGCACCATCTAAATTTATCTTGCTTACTTCTAATGTAACTGGTTTACCTTGTAATAATACTTTTGCAACCTTTGCATACATATTTTGATAAGCTACGCGTGATTGTCCGATCATACCATCTTTACCTAGATCAAGATCTTGTTGTGTATTTCCTGTAAGGATACAACCTGATGTATGCTCGTCCGTATTACCAGAGTGTATAAGTATGTATTGAAATCCAGGCACATTTTGTAGTTCTAACATGCCGTAGTGTGCGTTCTTATATCTTGCACTGTATTTCTGATGGAATCCACCTACTTTTCTAAACTTTATATCGTATGTACCTTCAGGTATGCAGGTTTCGTGCATTACTTTTACTGCTTGATATTGATCTTCAAGTGTATAACATTCAAACTTACCATCAATATACATAAGACCATTAGTAGCGTCTATGCCAAACTGTGTACGAACAACTTGTATTTTCAT